CGGGTGGGGCGCGGCACGTCTGCCGCGGGTTCAAGAGTCTTCACACCCGGGTCACCAACCTCGGGCAGGTCTCCACTACGCAGGAGCTGCGGAACTTGTTTACTGGAGGCGCATGTCGTGCGCCTTACGGCCGCCCCTTACGGGGTAGGCCTCCACGCGCGCCGCTCATTAGCGGCGTCGCGGTTGGTCCACTGGCGCGGGAACCCCCCCCGCGCCCGAGACCTTCTCCTCCTCGACGATCAGCACGCCACATGACGAAATCCCATCATCCACAGGCGCCGCCGGGGCGGCGGGGGGGAGAGAGATCCATCCAGGCATGCCCAGTCGCGGCACACGACGGCGGACACGGTTAGTGTCCAGAGGGGCCGTCATACCGAGACCGTCATTGGTCCGCGAGAGCATGATATACCACTGTCCATTTCCTGACGTCCACGTGCAGGTCGGCATGATGACCGACGCGCCAGCGACAGTAATGTCCAGGATAATGTCCCACGAGCCGCCACCAGATGAGCCCGAGACCTTATTTGACCACCCGCCCGCCACTGCCGCCGCGCCCGCTCCAAAAGTGAAGTCGGGGTTGGTCAGCAGGGCGTTCGGAGTGAACAGATAGGCCCCAAACACATACCGCCCTGTGTAAGGAACGGTTAAGGTGCCGGCTCCGTTGTACCCGACCACAAAGGTCGAGCCAGCGTAGTAGGACGCCAGCGTGGTCGGTTTAGCACCACTAGTAAAAGTGTTGCTTGTAACGTCGACACACGCGATGCGGTCGACAATGGGCGACGACAACTTGGGCTTCATGAGCTTGACGGAGTACGTGACCCATAACTCACCGATCACGCAAGCGGCCTGTTGGCCCTGCGTGGCGATTTGAAAGAGGCCGTGGTCGTACATCCGCAGGTCGGAGTTTGAGGGTGCCGTGTTGGTGCGCACGTAGGAAATCGGCATAGCCGACTTGTCCCGTGCACACTCAATAGCATGGAGCACAGACGCACTAGGCACAGTGCTCGTAGCAAACTGGTACGCCTCCATCTCGACCTTGGACGCGAAGGGGGGGTCCAGCACGTCATAATTGGTCGCCATGATGACCACACCGAGGGCAGTGTTGGTCGAACCAACCGCTGTTCCAGAGGTAGACTTGAACTCGTAGACCATCCCCTCAATGTCATACTGCTCGAAGGCAGACGTCAGAGTGGACAGGAACGGGAACGAAGCCGCCAAACCGGGATTAATCGAGTATTGGACGAGATTAAACGCACTCCCCGGGCTCGATACATCGCCGATAAACTCGCGGTGGTTGATTCGGATGCCTCCATCACCAGCAAAGGTGGGGGGCCCCGCGGTGTTGTCCGCAACCGTGTTCCTCTTCACACGGTAGTCGCCGAAGCCGGAGATCCTGGAACCAACGTCCATAATCCCGTCCGCGACGCCGCCCAGAGCTCCCCCCAGGCCGGACCCAATGTTCGCAAAGTAGCCGCCATGGCCTTTGATCTTTCCGCGCTTGACGCTGACCTTCTTCACGATTTTCACAATTTTCTTTCCTTTCTTTTTACCAGGCATTTTGTTCAGTTGTCCCCGCTGGTTTCCCATCGGCTGTGAACACACCCAGAAAAGTGCGCCGACGGATGAGCCATTGTCCCTTTTAGCAGCGGGACAGCCGCTCAACTCATGGAGGGGGGGTCGGTCTTCACATACCGCATCAGAGCAGCGCTCACGGTGCCGCCAAAACCCACCATCGATCGAGTCGTAGGGTGACCCACAGTCACTCCGTCCATACCGCGGTACGTGCGCCAATTCACACGGCGCACAGGCCACGTCCATGCACAGGGGCAGCGTTCTGAAGTCAGAGCCAAGGGCGGACACGTGTGAGGGTAAGTCACCGTGTCCGAGCAAGGATGCGACAGACACCGCCAAAAGGCAGGACAGGACCGTTGCCACGGCCACGGCACCCACCACAGGCCGCCCACCGCGCGGCGCCCTCACAAGGAGAGCGCCGCGGGGGGAAGCCGGGGGCGAGATGTCGTCCATTTCCATCGAGGCTTTCGCCTCGACGGCTTCCGCCACCCTCACAGGGGGGGTTGGCGGGGGCGCTGAAGGGGTGTCGGGGTATTTCTCCTCGACAACCTGAATGGGCACCGCTACCACGGGCGCATCATCAGCGTCGACTTTCGACAAAACGACTTGGTTCTTAGTCGCTATGGTAGAGTCGATAGGGATTAGGCAGGCCTCGTCCACCAGCACCGACACGTCGTCAAGTGACATTAAGGCAGACTCGCTCACCGCGCGGGGCCAGGCAGCATCCTCCTTTGTGAGTCCAAAATCGTGTGCGATCTTTTCCATCGCGCGCAATTGGGCGGGCGTTCCCCACAAGGGGGCGGGGTTTACACGTTCGTCGACAAACAAGCGTGGCTCGTCCTCGTCAGGCATCACCACTGGACCAGGCAATGAACCGTAGTCGACTTCAACCCACTTTTCAACGCAGAACACGTTGTCGTACGGTCCCGGACGGGGGGCGTTGCCGCCATTCATCCACGGGGGCAAAGCCCCATAGCGGTGAATCCAATCCGAGAGCGCAAGGGCGCCGACCCGAGGGGTGCGAGTGGCAGCACGAAGCCGCTCCGGATCCCGCAAGAACCCTGGTTCAGTGACCTGTTTGACACCGCGCCGCCGCAGCTCTGCCGCCCACGCTCCGTAGAGGGGCTCGCAGACCGGGCACCCACGGTGCTCGGCAACGCTGCTAAGAAGCTTGGACAACAACCGTCCATCCTCTTGTCCGGGCAGCACAGCCACGCCCCAACCGACACGGTGGAGTGCGCGACCACACTTGGGGAGGAAGACATGCCCCCCCTCTTCGTCCCTAGCCCACCACGCGAGAAGAAATCAGCCTCCTCTGGTTGGGTGAACTTTGGTTCGATGAGCATCCCGAACACCTCCCTCACTCGCGACGCAAAACGCGCCGCCACTTCATTGGGAGTGTTGCTTTTCCACAAAATCAACCCGTCATCCCCGCCGGCCAAAAGCCAAACGAAGTAGTCCTCCAACTTAAGGTCACGCACGACGTACATCACAACTAAGTAATGCATGAGGGTGTTCCCGACAGTCGTAAACGGGGATCCGGTAAAGACTTTGCCCGCGCATGAAAACCGCGCGGTCTTGTTCTGACGGATCTTGATCTTGAGGTCGTGGCGCAGGAACCGCAGCAGCATGACCATGAAGTCACCCGCCGCGCCGGCTAGCCGGAACGCCCCATAAAACGCCGCCATCAGCCAAATAGGTATGGACCCATCCCACCGCGAAAAGTCGTAGGGCATGCAACGGTACGATCCGTAGACGTGCTTGCCAAAAGTGGCCAGCTCATCCACCGTGCGCCCGGCACCATACGTAAAGCGCTGATGCCAGGCGACGCCCTCCACCGTCACAGGGAGGGGGAAGCGCGCTTTCGCCGCTGACGCGAGCTTGCGAGCCGGGATTCCCAAAAGAACCACAGCCCACTCCGACAAGTTTTCAATCAGTCTCAATCGCTTGAGGCCCAATTCCTTCTTGCCGAACGCTTCGGTAGCATACAACGCGCTGAGTCCCGTCGTAACCTCCTCAAGGGAGGGCTTGCCTTTGACCAAGCCACGCAGCACGTTGCAAACGTGCAGGTAGCGGGCAGGGGGAACCGACTCCTTGTACTCCGACAAAAACTCGACGACCAGAGGGTCGCAAAGCTTTCGTTGAAATTCGCACGAGCCCTTTGGAAGAGCCTTCATGAGCGGTTCAAATAGGTCCAATGCCAAGCGGTTCAGCCCTTTTGGAGCTTCACTCGTAGGCATAAGGCCGTCGACATCGTTCAGGAAGCGGAGTGCCGCCGCAACGGTGTCGCGAGGCCCAGTAGCGAAAACTACCGGACTCACGACGCCAGCGACGGCGCATCCAATCCGTGTGCAACTGCCCGTTCGGACCGCGCGCGAAGCGTGGGGCCCTGGGTATGCACGAATCGTGCCCTCAAACGGAAAGACCGAATCGCGCAACACGCCCAAAGAAGGCGGGTCACGGACCTGATCTCCCACATGATAGAAGGCACCATCCTGAAACGGGTCTGCCACCGGTGGCTGCACGCGCGGCGTGAAAGCCGGGGCACGTGCACCACCTAGGCGGACAGTGGGCCCGAGGGCCCAGTGCACCGCCACTCCGAGGAGTATGGCCAAGACTATAGGAAGCATTCCAGCCCCCACAATTGCAAGCAGTCCATGGTCCAAGTGCCAGAACCGCCCCATCACCGCGATCATCGAGATCACCAAAGAGGCAGTCAATATAGGCACAAGGCGTCTGAAGCAGCGGCGGTGTACACGACCTGCCAAAGCCTCGTTGAACGCCACGGTGTCCGCATCCCACGCTTCCCACAACACCGAGTACTGGAGATCAAAATCCCGGTACGCGATGAGCACCGCCAAGAAGATCAAGTCAGACCTGTCCTCCGAGTAGTGCTGAGTTGCGTGCGAGCGGTCTCGTGACGAGACTGCCCTCACAGCAGCCAGGAAGCCCGCAGGCGTCCGAGCTGGCTGCTCGAGAAAGAAGGATTTGGCAGTGGCTATGTATTCCTGGGGAACCACATACGTCTTCTTCTCACCATCACTAACAGCCAGGCAATAACCAAATCCACTAACGCCCCGAAGGATGCTAATTTCTTGAGTAGTGGCCAGGCCCCCAATTTGATGTGGCACTTTGATAGTATCATACGACTCGGCTCGTTGGTGAACCTGCGTAAGAACATCGTGCATCGAAATGCATGGATGCTCACTACGCGGGCCCCACATGACCACGGGGCCATCTCTGGCCACTGGTCCGAGGTCGGGCCGTAGCCCTCCACTGAGGGGGGCATACAGTACCATGGGCGCGGATGTCTCACCGGCCCTCCATTTGCAGCACACCTCTCCGTTCTTCATGACAAAAGACGCGGAACCGTACGAGGTGTACTCGGCTGGCGCTACCAGCTCTAATATGTAGTCAGCTGTTGAGTCGAAGCCCGCTGCAAAGGCAGCGGATGCTCCGTCCCCGTTTCCTTCAAACGGACCGTTGGCCCAACCAACGCGCATGGCGTTGCACAATCTCTGTGCAGACGCCAGCACGATGGCGGGATACGGCAGTTCGGGGTAACGCGGGTCGGAAAGATTGGTCAAACCCATCTTTTTAAGCGTTTTCGTCTCGTTGGGCCCAAGAGAGAACCGCCACATCGGTTTGCTCTCGGTATCTTCCAATTCCAGGGATGGGTCCTCAGGTCCTTCCGGACCGTTCGCCCTTTCCGTGGGGGTGGGTTGAACCTCAGACGTTTCAGTCTTGCGCTCAGTGTGTTCAAAACGACACTTTGCGCCAAACTTACACTGTCCGGTGCTCTCCCAGTTGCGGCATACCGCGCGTCTCTCGCCCGTGACGCGCGGCTTTGCGACTTTGCGCTCCGGTTCGACCGTAGTAGGGGTCGGATCGGTGTCGGGGTCGTCCCCCTTGCTCGCCTTGCGGCGACTGCGTTGTGGCGCTCGTTTTGCGGTTTCCCTCCGCTTTGTTTGCGCCATTTGAAATTGAAATCGCCGGCCAGTCCTTTTCAGACTGGCCGGCGGAACGGGCGCGGAGCAAGTCGAGAATAAAAATCTCGGCCGCCGGGGTCCCGTTCCTGGCTCCCTAGTGTCCTACCTCGTTGTGTGATCGACCTTGATGCTCGAGAACTAAGTCGAGGCCATGGCCAGAAAGCCGGCGCCCACGCAGACGGACGCCGTTTCGGGTTGGACAGCACGGACTCCTGTGACGTTCGTGTATAGAGATTAAACCACACACCGTGGGGGGCTTAGCGCACGGCCATAGGCTCTAACCGAGCCGGCGACGCCAGTGTCCCACACGTGAGGTTCTCACACGATTAGCCCCCCCGCGACGAAACGCATCGGAGCTACTAACAGAAGACGGGTAAACACCCTTGCCATCTTTCCCTTATGCCCCCGGTTGCACGCCAGACAATGTCCAGGAGCGGGGTTGCACAATGAGGTCGCCCCCCTTACTAGTCTGGGGGCTGTTGTAGTCATTAGCTACCGAAACC